TGGATTCTTTTTCCGCGTTTTTACAGTAAAGGCGTAGTAGTCAACAGTACTTCTGACCATCCATGCTCCCCAGCTTGAACGATATCGGTGTAGTTTGCGGTTGTTACCACAGATTCTACACGCGGCCGGGGATCATGGCGCTTCGGGTGCTGGGGATTACCCGGAGCGTCATGGAGCGGATGGCGCAGGATTCGCACCTGCGGACCCGTCAAGGTCTCCCGCTTAGCGAGCGGGTGCATTCGGCTGCTCCGCCAACCATCCCGGATATGAATCGAGGGCCTGAACGTGATTCACTGGCATGATTCAGACCCTCTAATCCACTGACAATTTTGCGTTGCACTTTCGATTTTGTCAAATCGAGTCGCGTCGCATGACCTGTCCATGCACGTCGGAAAGCCTGTACAACGGCTGCCCCTTCACGTTTTCACCAACCGGTTGGAGCCTGCCGCGCTTGCGCCATGAGCGAATCGTGTTCGCGTTGCACTGGAATCCGCATTCGCGCAGCAGTTCCACGCACTCCCCCGCCGTGAACGCGCGTCCCGACCGAACGCATTCCCTCAGAAAACCCAACCGCACATCCGCCACAAGGTAAGTGTTGCCGCACACGGGGCATGCAACGCTTGCCGTGCCGACCGCCGCTGTCAATTCGACTCCGCACAGCGGGTTCGGGCATCTTCCGATGCCATGTTTCGCAGGCGGCACGTCGATGATGTCCAGCGTCTTTCGGACCATCGACTCCCACTCATGGTAGAAGTCGGCGATGTCAGGCATGCGGCGCAGTCGAGGACTGCCGGCGCAGACACGCAGCATGTCCACCAGCGGCGGATGCACGCCATAGGTCGCCCAAGGCATGGCGGGCGGAGCGTACAACCGGCGCCAGAGTGCGATTGCGGTATCCTCGATGGCCTGCATGTGGTCGAGCACCGGCAATCGGATTGGCGTCGGTGCGGCTGGAAGGTTGACGCGTCCAGGCTGGCGACCTCCGTAGTGCGCGGTCGAGTCCAGGAACTCATGCAGCGAATCCAACCATGATGGATATTCCCGCAGCCAGCCGCGCATCAGCCCATCGCATTGCGCGCACATGGTGTCGCCGACAGCGCATTCTCCGCCGCAGACGAGGCACACGCCGGCGAGCGCTGGTGTTGTTTGGCTGGTGTTTGTTGCGGTGGTGTTGGTGGTGGTTGGTTGGGATTCGTTGTTTTGTTCGTTCATTTGTTCGATTCCCTCCGGCATGGTAGTCTGGTTTGCGGTGATGCCAGAGCCCGGCCGGAAGGTCGGGTTCTTTGTTATTCGTGGTGTTGTTGGATTATCGCTTTGATTTCCTCTTTGGGGACTTGCGGCACGAGTGGCGTGATTTCGTCGAGGCTGTATCCGGCCTGATGCCATTTGATGATCATGTCCATGAGGGTTTTCTTCACTTTCATTTCGTTTCCCTTCGTATTTGCTGGATGATCGTCTCGTATGGTTTGCGGTGGAAGATGCGTATCCACCATTCGGGGCGGCGGCCCCATATGGTTTTGACTTCGGTGAGGGGAAACCATGATACGTACCATTTTTGGCAATTTCCGCAGTACAGCACCTCGCCTTCCTCCTTCGGTCTGGGATGCTCATGGTCGAACGCTGGCGGCCTTGGCACCAAATAACTTCGATTGCTCATTTTGTGTCCTTGAGTGTGATGCGTTTCATTCCTTCGCCGCCTTCATTTCTTGGACTTCACCGTCGAAAAAATCGATGATGAGATTGCAGATGGCGACCGCCGACGTTTTGAGCTGGGTTTTTTCCTCTTCGTTTTCGGCTTTGATGGCGAAAACGCCATCCTTGCTGTTGAAATTGATTCTCATTTCGTGTCCTTCGTGGTTGGGCGGACGGTGAATGCGACGAGTCCGGTCTCGGCATGGAACACCTCGACCGGCTCGCCAGTCCTCAAGGACATGGCCTGCGCGTAGTCTCCAGCATCGTCGATGTTCTCGAACGTTCTGACGCCTTCCTGGGTGACGACGTTGTAGCTCATCTTGCCGGCTCCTTGTCCGCGCCGCTCACATGGCTCCAGTCGCATGACAGGCCGCCCTTCTCGTAGCTCGAGTAGACGACGCAGTCCACTTTCCTTGTGTCGGTCAGGGTGATGACGCATTCACGTAAGTTGCCACGCCAGGCAGAGCACTGCGATTCGATGGACCTGACCGCATGCGCCGGCGCGGCAGGCTCCGACGTGCTTCCGCATCCGGCGAGCGCGAGGAGGAATACCGGCGTGAGCAGGAACATGATGATGGCGGTCAGGCCGATGCCGGCGAGCGCGAGTGGTTTGCGTTTTCTCATTTCGAGTGTTTCCTTTCTTGTCTGGTGGCTTCCGTGTTCCATGTTTTTCCCTTCATTGTCGTCACCATGCCTTTTTCAGGAGTGTGCGGTATCGGATGTAGTCGTTGATGTCGCGTCGGATGCAGTAGCGTACCCTGTGCGTGCCGGAATGCGTCCCGTACGGGTCTTCGGGGCAGTCCAGGAACGTGAGGTAGCGGCGGAGCGTGGTCAGGTCGAACTTGCGGAAGGACAGCCACCTATCCGGGTTCATGTCGAGACGTTTCAGGAAGTCGATGTCGAAGTCCACGTTCGTTCCAGCCGGAACCAGCGTGAAGCGTTGCGACAGGGAGTCGAGATACTCCTCCACAGCGTTCGCGACCGCTTCCACACAGTCGTTCCTGTCGGAGCCGTTCAGCAGTTCGAACAGAAGCCCGTTGTCCGTGTGCATGGAGAACGCTATCGGGCTCATGTCCAACAGGTCGAGATCGTACGGTCTGATGATGCGGTGCAGCGAACCATACGAATGTTCGCCCAGCACGTCGGTGCATTCCATGCCGACCTCCAACGGCAGACTGTCATTCCTGTCCGTGCCGGTCGTTTCGAAGTCGAGCCAGAGCAGCGCCTCCGGCTTCCCATTCCGGTCTTTGTCCTGTTTCCTCATGATTCTTCCTTCCAACCGCTTTGCCATTCGATGATTTCGATTTGCGTGAGCCGTTGCGCCGTGCCGTCAGACAGCAGCCACCACCAGTCGCCGTTCCAGTCGCGTATCGGCACGCTGAGCGGATCACGCCAGCTCGGGATGATGTAGCCGAACCGTTCCGCCTCGACCGGATGCGCGTGCGCCCAACCATGGCAGCCGGTCGTGCCGGAACCGCACAGTTCGACGATGTTGCACGGCAGGTCACGCACGGTCGGGTCGGCCCGACGGCGCAACTGCCGGTGATGGCCGCTCCTGCCCGGCCAGACACTCGGGTCGTGCAGGTTGCGTCCGCAACGCATGCAATGCCAGCCCTGACGTGCGAGCGCGACGTGTTTCGATTCCTGGAATTGCCGGTCGCTCATCGTCGCTCCCTTCCGAGCTGGTCGAGCAGGTTGATGCAGGTCGAGCAGTCGCGTTTGATATCGCGGATGCGGTCAAGGTCCATATCGGCGAGCGCCGGGCCTTTGAGCGCGTCGAGTTCCAATCGGTCGGCGGCTTGGATGGCCGAGGTGAGAATGCCGGCCATGTGTGCGATGGTCATGGCGTTCATGCCGCCGCCTCCTGTCCGAACAATTGTTCGACCCACGCGCTGTCGGGCACGTTCGCGAGCTGACGGCGCAGCATGTCCGGGTCCACGCCCTGGTTGAGCAGGTCCGCGACCTTGCACGCGAGCTCCATGTAGTCGTCGGTGCCTTCGAGGTCGGTGCCGATGACGCGTTTCACCTCGTCGCTCGCCCACGTGTACTTCCTCGCTGATTGCTGGTTTTTGACGGTGGTGTATCCGAGTTCGTGGCCGCGCATGAGCCAGATGCGGAATTTCGCGTCCCAGTCGGCCGATGTGGCGCCGGTGTCGAGTGCCCTGTCCTTGAACTTCCCCGCTTCGATGTCGCAGTCGATGCCAAGCCTGTCGGCGAGCGCCTGGTGTTCCTCGGTGGGTTTCCAGTCGGCTGGTATTGGGATTTGTTTTCTCGCGCGCGCGTTACTCTCTCTAGGTTCTATATATGGTTCTTCCTTATATAGGTTCTGTGCGCAGTCATATTGCGCCCCTGATTGCGCCCCTAGCGACGTTTTTTTGCGCCCCCGATTGCGCCCCTCCAACTTGTTTAGGGGCGCAGTGGTCTGCGCCTCTTGCGGCTGCTGTTCCAGAGGCGTAGTTTTTGCGCCCCTGAAATCCTTCATCGTGAGGTCCCAGACGATCGGACGGTATTTGCCGAGATGCTCGGTGATCCGCTGGTCTCCCCTTCGGATCAGTCCGGCCGTCTCCAGATCGTGCAGGCCGTTCTGGATGGTGCGCCGGCTGTATCCGGTCAGGGCCACGATGCGCTTCTGGCTCGGGAACGCTCCCTTGCCCTGCGTGTCAGCATGGTCGGCAAGCAGGAGCAGGATGCGCAGCAAAGCTCCTTTGACCATTTCGGCTGGCACGTCGTACATGGCCCACTCCAATGCTTTCATGCTCATGATTTCTCCTTAGAAATCCGGTTCGGATTCCGGCTTGCCGAAATCACCGAACGATGCCGATTGGTTCTGTGGCTGACCCCACGGGTCCGACGGAGGCAACGAAGCGGAGGCTCCTCCCGCATAGCCCGCCGGTATGGAAGCCGGATTGCCGTACGCGCCCGCCGTACCCCGCTGCGCCTTCGCGACCTGCGCCGTCGCATACCGCAAGGAAGGGCCGATCTCATCCACCTGCAATTCCACAACCGTGCGCTGCGTACCGTCCTTCGCCTCGTAAGAGCGTTGCGTAAGCCTGCCCTGGGCGAGCACGCGCATGCCCTTGGCGAGGGAGCGGGCGCAATGCTCGGCCAGATCACGCCACGCGCTACAGCGCAGGAACAGGGCCTGACCGTCCTCGAACTGGTTCGTGCCGCGGTTCCAGGAGCGCGGCGTGCTGGCGATCGTGAACGACGCGACCTGCGCGCCCGCGGACGTCGTGCGGACCTCCGGGTCTGCGGTCAGATTGCCGACGATCGTAATGACGGTCTCCCCTGCCATCACTCCCCCTCTCCCACGTAGCGTGCGAAGCAGACCGCGGAACCGTCCTCCAGAGTGCGGAACGCGCCCTCGAAGGAGCCCTTCGGACGCATCGACGTAATGCCTCCGGAGTTCACGCGGTTCGCCAGCGCGCGAGCACTGCTGCGAGCACGCTTGAGGTCACAGCGGACGAAGCCGCGCATCTTGGTCCACATGCCGGGATTGGCGCGCATCGCTTCGGCGAGCGACGCGTAGACGCCCTGCTCGGGAACCGGCGCGCAGTCGTCGGGCAGGCTGTCGATCCACTGCCAGTCGGGACCGGTCGACGTGTCCGCGGGCTTCGCGTTCAACGCCTCGCCGACCAGTTCCGCCACGCCCTTCTTCGGCTTTTCCGTCTTGGCCGGCTTGGACGTCTTGGCAGTGACGTGGGTCTCCGCGATGCGCCTGTCGGTGTCGGCCTTGGCCTTGCGGTACGAGGGGTTCGTGCTCGTGTTCAGGGCCTCGTCCATGCTCAGGTTCGGATGCTCCTCAAGGATGCGTTCCGCCTCGAGCATGTCCGGTTCGGACGCTCCCTCCTTCCTGTTAAAGTTGCGTACGGCCTTGCGTTGGCCGGGCTTGAGTCCCTCCCATGGGTGGGCGCTCATCCGCTGCAACGTCTCGTAGCTGTAATTGGCCATCGATCCACTTCCTTTCGGATTCCTGCTGTGTTTTCGTGCCGTGGCGTGGAATCGAACCACGCGGCCGTTCCGCGACCTGAACGCGGACGGCAGGCCATTCACGGCGGGCGGCCATACGCGTGATGTGAGTTAGGCAGAAGAAGGATCCACACGCACGGCCATGCTTGATTTTTCGGTGTTGACGACTTGGCCTTGTCGCCGCCCTCGCGGGGCGGAGGCTTTCACAGGTCGCCGGAGAGCATGCCACCAGCGACGCCGCCCGACAGTGGAAGCAGCACGATCACGGCCAGCTTCAGCCAATCGCTCCAGTCCGGCCTCCACGTCAAAGCCAACGTCAATCCGACGCCCACGATCAGCGAGCACGCGCACAGCAGCGCGAGCCTCCTGCGGGCACGCCTGTCGCGGATTTCGTCGCGCAGCGCGTTGATGTCAACCATGTCGTTCATGCTTACTCCTCCAACGATTTGACGTATCGGTCCATTTCCTCGCGTCTGATGTGACGGCGGGAAGGCGTTCCTCGTTTGCTTGGCGGACGAAACGTGTCTATGTCGCCCTGGTTGACAGCCTGTCGGAGGCCGTCGTAGTCGATTCCGTACAGGCTCGCGGCCTGCGGGAGTGTCCATGCGAGCCTGTCCTTCAACGGGATACGGCTCGCATCCTTGAGCTCGTTCTGCAAGACCATCACGCGCCTCCTTTGCGTGTGTGATGCCGGGCGGCGTTAGGAGAACCGCCCGACCCCCTCCTAAAATCGGTGTCATCCCGCATTTCCGACGTGCGGGCCGAACAGTTAGGAGAAGAATCAATGGATGGATCCGTATTGGCCGCATGGGCCGGTGCCGCGGCCTCGCTGTTTGGCGCCGGATTGACCGTTTGGTGGCCATGGCATAACAGGCCGCAGGCGGACTGGACCCTGCTGGAACACTCGACGAATCCTGAATTACCGATTTCCTCAACGGTGCCCGGATTTTCTGACTGGCTGGAGTCTCGAGACGAGGCCGAGCCGGATTCCGTCTGCTCCGTGTACAATTCCGGTGACGGCGACGCGTACGACGTCTCAATCGAGGGGATTGGATGCAAGGCGTATTTCCTGCTCCTGAGACCCATCGGCGACAACACCGAGTTCATGACTCCGAGCAGCATCGCGCAATTCAAAGCGGCCGACCGCGCGTATATCATCATGCACGCCGATAAGAAAGCCGATGTCATAGCGATACGCCTCCATTGGACGAAGCAGCCGACGCATTTGATGCGCCGCGTGTTCCGTTCCTATTCGATTCATGGGTCGCTCCCGGAACAGCCGCGTCATCCGATACCGGAAACGAGACGGCATTTGCCAACTCTGACGAGATACCGGTTCGAACATTCGAGACTGGGATTATGGTTATTTGCACATCCCCGACTGCATCCGCTTTCCCGGACTCTTGACACTCCCCCAACGACAGGATCCAACCGATCGGATCAAGATCGACGAGGATCCGAAGCAAAGCCAGGGAAAGACTGAACAAGCCAGCAGTAAGCGATATGCATGCCGGCAGCCATGTCTCACTCATCACGCACCCGCTTCCAACGACGGCTGAGCGCGACCCCAGTACCGGTCGATGAAATAGCGCTGCCCCCTGCCCGTGACCTTCGGAGTGCGGCTGACCGTGGTGTGACCATCCGCATGGGTGACGGTGGTCTCCTTGATGCGGAACAGGCCGAGGTCCATCGCACGCTGTGTCGGCACGTTGCGATTCGAACCGGACTTGCCGAGATACCCGTCAGCCTGAAGAAGACGGAACAGTCTGTTCTGGCCGATGTCCATCCCGTTCTGCCGGAGCATCTTCGCGAGCTCGCCGACCAGGCACGTGCCGTCGGACGCTGCGACGACGTCCGCGAACCGAGCTTTCGGCTCCAACACCTTGATTTGCGCGTCCTTGGCTTGAAGCTGCTGGTTCTTGCGTTCGATGGTTTTCTGCGCGACGAGCACGGCCCTGGCCATGATGTCCTCATCCGAATCCGATTCGGACGTCGGGATGTAGCCGCCGGTTTTGCGGATCTGGGGCAGCACCTTATGCGTCACCCAACGTTGGAACTCCTTCGCCTCCGGCTTCCGCGAGCGCATGACCAGACGATACAGGCCAGGCTCACTGATGATGTACGCCTGCTGCCGACGGCCAATCGAATCGATGACTTCAGTAGTACTGAACTCGTCATCATCAAACATTTTGACAGTCTCGGTTGGATTACCGAGGTCAAGGATGCTCATGCAATCCTTGAGTACGAACCAAGGCTCCCCCGCCTCATCGGTCAAGGTGCGCAATGCCGCTCCCTTGAAGTCGAACTTCCGGATTTCGTTGTTCATCAGATTCTCCTTAGAATCGTTTTCATGACTGATTGGTTTTCACAGCACAGCGTCGAACTCGCCGCATTCGTTCTCACGCTGGTCGTGACGGTCGTTGGATGGGTCGTCGAACACAAGAGTTCGAAAGAACGGAACAAGGACCGCGAGGAAGACATCAAACTGTTGCGGGAGCAGCTCGAAGCGTCGAATGCAACGGTTTCAACGCTTCGCGATCAGGTGCGTGCCCTTGAGTCACAGGCTGACGCCCTGCAACGCCAAGCGACCATCCAGGAAGACGAGGCGTCCGTCCCAAAGTGGGAGCTTCGCCAGGTGCATAACCTCAGACATTCCGTCGCGAACAACAATCCGTTCGACGCCAAGGATGTGAGGGTTGAGCTTCCCGACGGCAAGGAATACGAGCTCGGCGACATCTCCCGTGGTTCCGAGACAAGCTTCCTGTTCCTTGAGCGGGGCTTGGCAATCAGCGCCAACGATGACGTGCGTATCACCTGGGCTCTTCCCGACGATCTATCCCATCGTTTCTTCGTGATGAAACCGGTCCCTCCGTACCACCGGTCGTGATGCCGAGGATATGGCCGAGCTGATTGCCTTTGATCTGTCGCATTTTCACGTACCTGACCGCAGTGAGATCTCGTCCTGGCGAATACACCACGCGAATCGGTTGCACATCGAGAGCGGTCATCTCCAGTGGGTCCTCCCCGAGCAGTTCGCAGAGCGCTTGAAACTGCTTGTCCGTCAACTCATAAAGATCGATTTCGGTAATCATCGTTTTCTTGGTAGTCATCATTTCTGTTGCTCCCTTCGATTCATGCGTCGGCGAGCGCCGATTGCTCAGCCTTCTGAAGAACTTCGTTTGGATTTCTCCCCAAGCTCAGCGCGATTGCAACGAACTCGGTTAGGTTGAGAGAACCGCCGTTGAGCTTTGTGTTCATCGCCTGTCTGCTGATACCCATCTCAGATGCAAGTTGCTCCTGTGAGCGATCCGCATAACGAGCGAGTCTGCGAAGCTCATCTGCTGCGCTCGTGGCTATGTCCACCGGCTTTCTGTCTTTAAATGAGGTCATATCTGTTATTGTCCTCATTTGAGGTCACTTGTCAAGCTGAAGTTTACGGCGTGTCGCCAAATGAGGACAAATAGCATGTAGTTATGGCAAAGACACCAAGAGCATGGACGGAAATGGATCGCGCTTCCATGCAAATCATCAGAGAACTTCGTGACGAAGATCCACGCCACATGTCACTTCGAACCATGGAAAAAGAGACGGGCATCAGCCGTTCGAGGCTTGATGATCTTTTCCACGAACGAATGGGCTCTCCGTCGCTTCAAGAATTTGTCACGCTATGCATGCTGTTTCATCAACGAGCATCAGCATGCTTGGAAGAAGCCATGAAAAACACCGGACAGAGCCACGGCGAGATCATTGAGGCCGCCCGTGCCTACGAGGCCCGCGAGCGCGAATCCCAGATCACCGATGATCTCATCGACCGTATCGCCGCGCACCCCGAAGACTATGACATGGCCGCAAACAAGGATCCGAACGCACGTCTCGAGGCCGAGACTCCCGATGAGTAGGGTAATGGCCGGACGCTAATTGCTATTATTCATCTTTAAGCGCTTTATCTTGACTAATATTGACTCATAGTTTATGATTTCTATCAAATAGAATTGTATTTGAGAAAGCGGTGACCTTAATGAGCATGGAATATAAGACTTTGGCAAGACTGTTCCACGCCGACAGGAGCGCAGACTCCTACACCAACCACGACAGGCTCGCCAAACAACGCCTCGAGGACGACTCCACCTTCGCGACCGGAATCGGCACGCCCCTGGGCGAACTGTTCATCGCCACACCACGCTGCATGTGCATGCTCACACAGAAGGTGCTTCTCGCCGAACGCCGGGTATCAGCCATGTGGAAAAGCATCCCAGGAGTCATGCGGTGGAACTACATCCACCACGCCATATCCGAGGAGCTGCTCGCCACAAACGAGATGGAAGGCGTCAGGTCGACACGAAAGGAGACGGAAGCGGCCGTGGCCGCCGCCCGGCAGGCCAAGACCGATGGCGATATGGAGAAGGCTCGGTTCGGCGAGTTCGCGAAACTGTATCTCAACCTCACCGACCACGACGTCGAACTACCCAAGACCCTTGAGGATATCAGGGACATCTACGACAAAATCGCCCTCGACGAGATCGAAGACAAGGACAGGCCCGACGGGGAACTGTTCCGGAAAGGCGACGTGGAAGTACAGGGACCACACGGCACGGTCATCCATAGCGGAGTCAGCGGCGAGGCTCGGATATCGGCACTGCTGGCGCAGATGATAGACCTCGCCCGTTCGGATACCATACCGTTCCTGCAGAGGGCCATCGCCAGCCACTTCCTGTTCGAATACATCCACCCGTTCTACGACGGAAACGGCAGAACCGGCAGGTATCTGCTCGCGCTCTATCTCAGCCATGACCTCACACTGCCCACCGTGCTGTCCCTCTCCAAGACAATCGCGGAGAACAAGAACGAATACTACAAGGCCTTCACAGAGGCCGAGGACAAGCTCAACCGCGGTGAACTCACGTTCTTCGTATACACCATCCTCGGATTCATCGAACGCGCGCAGAAGTCCTTGATCGAGGAACTCGGCATCAAGATCGACCAGCTTGGCAAGGCGACCGACCTGCGCGACGAACTGCGGAATGAGCATGCGATGTCCAAGAACGCGACGCTGCTTCTTTACGCGGTCATGCAGGAGGAGCTGTTTGACACCACCAAGTCCATGACGCTCGAAGACGCTGAAGTCGACCTCAGGCTGACGAAGCAGACAGTCCGCAAATACGTGGATGAACTTGCGAGCGCGGGTCTCATCGAATTTGTCGGGAAACGTCCACTCAAGTTCAGGGCCTCCGAAGCGTTGCGTGCGCGTATGGGTGTGGGCGCCATACCTATGAAAGAGGATTTTTAAAATCGAAACGATTTCAGGTTTGATCGAGCATGCGGAATCCATGGGCCTGTCGGTCGTGTCGCGTGACCTTCCACGCGACATATGCGGACTGTACGACAACCGGCATGGACTTATCCTATTGGCTGATTGGCTCAACCAGCGCCAACGCCGCTGCACGTTGTGCCACGAGCTCATACACGCCAGACACCATGACCCAGGATGCGGTACACGATACGGGATCAAATGCGAGCGCCGGTGTCGCAGGGAGACGGCGTTGGCGTTGATATCGCCGGTGGATTACGGCATGGCTGAGACGGTGTATGAGGGCAACACGTGGATGATGGCCGTGGAATTGGGTGTCACCATACAGGTGTTGAACGACTACCGGCAGCTATTGTACGATTCCGGCGTGTGCGTGCAGTGATGATCTTTATACGCCTTTATACGTGCTTATAGAGCCTTATACCCCTTCGGATTTAAAAATGACCCCGGCCACTCGCATACCGCGAGCATCAGAGGTTTCTTGGGTTCCATAGCATCCGGCGCGAAGACCGCGGCCTCGCTTTGACCGAACACCGTAGTTATGAAATGGGTGTATAATTTTCCACAGCAATTATTTTTTACGTTTTTTCGGCGGAAGGATCCGACTTGGAAAAATACTCATATCTGAATGGCAAGGACGAGAAAGACATCATCAAGGACCGAGTGATGGAGCTGACTCCCCTGATCCGGATTCTGGAAGAGTCCTATGCCGATGTTCTCACCATGGAGAAAACCCAGTTTTTCTCGCAAGGGCAATACCGGCTCAAGCGGGCCGAAAACGTGAACATGCGGACCCGCAACCGATGGAATCTCGAACAAGAGAACAACACCTGGAAGGTCGTGGACCCAAACTACACGCATCTGCGAGACGAGGTCACGCGAATGCGAATGGAGATACATCCAATCGACAGCCGCACCGGAGGCGTTCCCAAACCTGCGAACACGGTCGCGGCATGGGCAAGATACAACCAGCACAAATGCCTACCGGCGGAATTAATCCCGGAGAACATCTCTCCGGACGGCGAATTAGTCCCTGACCTCTCAAATGTCAACCTGGTTGCTGCATGGACCATCGTGGATGGTCATGCAACCATCACTCTGCATAAGATCATCGACGCCAAGAAACTCAAATCGTGTCTCGACATTCCACTCCTAGGAAATCGTGAGGACCAATCTAAGATACGGTACGAGGCCGCTCCGGAGAACGAGATGCTCATCCCCAACCTGATCGACGAGGAAACCAAGCACTCGGAAAAGAAGACCGAAGCAGAGAACAAGGGCTGACGAGAAGGAAAAGGTCCGCCCAAATAAAACGAAAGGAACCAACCATGGTTGAATACAATCCAGATCGGATTGTCCTCATGCGCAGGTTGGAAAAAAAGACGCAAGTCGAACTGACAGAGGGAACGGGAATATCAACAGCAAAAATCAGCAAAATCCAAAATCGAATCGTCCCGTTCACCAAGGAGGATGCCGAAAAAATCGCCACGTGCGTGGACTATCCGCTGTCGTTCTTCTCCATGGATGACGCACCTACCCCACCGACGGAACTGACCTATCGTAGATCTTCAAAAACCCTCGTCCGTGAAATCAACGCAGTCTCCGCCGAATATGAGATCATGGCAGGCACGGTACGCCGCATAGCGGAGCGCCTTCGGATGAAATCGCACCTGCAGTGGATTGATGATATAGCCCCCAGAGACGGAACCCCGCTTTCCATGGAAAAAATAAACCATATCGCGCAGGAAACGAGGCGTTATCTCAATCTTGCCGATACAGGCCCGGTCCGTAACGTGACGAGAGCGTTGGAACGCGTCGGCATTGCGGTGATGCCCATGCATAGTTCCGGTGAGGAATCGGAATACAAAACAACGAGCGAGGGAGTGTCGAACCCGACCTTGGATACGCCAGTGCCTGTGATCGGGTATCTCGGACGCGACAACACCGGGGACCGGCTCCGCTTCACCAAAGTACACGAATTAGGTCACATGATTCTACATAAATACAGGATCCATCTCACACGGCAGCAGATGGAAAGCGAAGCCCACCAATTCGCCGGAGCGTTCCTGATGCCGGAAGACGACGCAAGAGCAATCTTCGCCAAGAACGACAGCATCAGCACGTTCGTGGATGCAAAAGCCGGATGGGGAATATCCATATCCGCGCTGGTCATGCGAGTCTCGGCCCTGAACCTCATCGAACCCAAACGAGCCAAATCACTTCAAGTCCAGATAAGCATGCGAGGTTGGAAAAAACACGAACCAGTAGCCGTCAGCGTCGAATCGCCGCTGTTATTCAAACAAATGATAGGACAAGCCTACGGAACAGTCGTATCCCCAACGGAATCACGAATCGACAGTTTCGCTGTATCCAATAAACTGGGCGTGCCATTCCGATACCTAGACCTCTGGGCTGACGGACTCCAAGAAGAAGGCCGTCAATACGGATTCCGTGAACCGCGGTTCAAAAAACCAGAATTCACGGCATCATCAAACTAACAACAAAAATGACCCCGGCTGCCCGCATACTGCGAGCGCCGGGGTCTTGCTGTTATCTCTTTTTCCTGATTTCCTGGATTATTTGTGGTCCGGCCGTGACGGCTCCGATGAGCGCGGGGTGTGTCAATACTCTTTCGTGTTGCGGAAAAGCCGTCATCGTCCGTCACTGGCCGTCGCGGAGGTCTGGCAGGGCGGCGTCGAGCGTCTTGGCGAGCCGCCGCTCCCTCCAATGCGTGTACACGCTGGTGGTGTGGATGTCGGTGTGGCCCATGATGGCGGTGCGCTCCTCGTCGCTCGCGCCGGCAGCCGCAAGTTCGGTGGCGAGCCAGTGCCGCGCGCTGTAGATGTCGACGTACGGCAGTCCCGCCATCTTCAGGGCGCGGCACCAACGCTTCTCCTCGTTGTCCCGCCTGATCGGACGGCCGTAAAGATTGGTGAACACCAATCCATGCGATGGCACGCCCCATTTGACGATATGCGCCCAAAGCCGGTCCCAAAGCCCCTGCGGAATGGGAACCGTCCGCACGCCTTTGGCGGTCTTCGGTTTGGTCAGCCAGATCGCCCCATCCAGATGCTCGGCTTCCATCCAATCCGGGATCGTGGCGCCGGCTGGTATCGGCTTGGCCTGCTGGCACACGTTGATGACGGGAATCCCATGATGCAGTTCCAGCTGGTAGGGCATCAGGCCATACCTCTCCCCCGGCCGCATGCCCGTGGTGAAGGCGAGTTCGAACATGAGTGCCCACTTCTCACGCTCGTCCGGACTGTCGGACACGGCGACCGCCGGATCGGGCTCGGCGAGCGCGGCCTCGATGACCTTCGCTGGGTCGGCGACGTCGAGGATGGGGCGTTCGTACCGGTCCTCCGGCATTCGTCCGACGTTTTCCATCGGGTCGTCGGCGATGAGTCCGTCCCGTTTCGCGGTTCGGAGCATGGCGCCGAGGACTGCGAGATAGGTGTTGACGGTCTTGCTTTTGCGTGTGCGGCGCAGTCTCCTGCACATGCCGTTGATGTCGTCGGCGGTGAGCCGGTTGAGGCGGATGTTCCCGATGATCGCGTTCATGGTGCGCATCCAACTGGATTCGTTGCGCCAGGTGGTGGGGTTGACGGCGGTCCTGTGCTCCTCCATCCACCGTTCGAAGTAGTCCGCGGTTTTCGGGCCGTCCTTGCTGGGCAGTCTTCCGTCCCGCTCCCATTCCGCTATCTTCGCCTGGAAACGGGCGCGCGCCTCGCTTTTCACCATGCCGGTGGCTTCGATCGGCGGGCGTCTGCGTCCGGTCGCCGGGTCGGTTCCCATGTCCTTGCGGAAGTGCCATCGTCCTTTGGAGTCCTGGAACACGCTTCCGGATCCCCCGGTCCTCCTGTTTTTCGTCTTGCCCGCCAT